ATAAAAGTGTGTGTCGAGGAACCGGCAACGTGTCGTTGCTGAACATCAGCCCCGCGGTTGGGCTGGCAACGCTGAACACTTCGGGAGTGCGACCATAGCGGAAACCGACGCCAATGGTGGGGTAAAGCTGCGGATCGCAAGCGCAGGCGTAGTTGTTGGTGTCGGTCCACAGGTCCACCACGATCACGCGATCCCGAGCGAACTGCATGCGCTCTGTGCGTGCATCACCCTCGCTCTGGATGTTCTCCGGCGCAGCCGGCGCATTGGCAAGCACGTAAGTGTAATCCTTGTCCGAGGAAAGGATCTGCAGGGCGGTGATCTCCAGGTCGGGCGGGACCAGGACATACTTGGGTGCAGTGAGCGCTCCCAAGCGCTCGCCGCTGTTCAGCTCGGTCTGCTTGCGCATGGCGGTGCGGATAGCGTTGTACTGGGTCAGTGACAGAGCGGTGGTGGAAAGATTGCTGTGTGCGGCGTCAAACAACGCAACGCTGTCACTCAGGGTTGGTCCGACACCTGTATTGCTGGTGAATACATCCGAGATACCCTTGCTGAGCGTGAGCCAGGCTGCCTGGGCAAGCGCCCGGGGTGCTGCCCTTAACCGCCGCGTGTCGTCCTTGTCGATGGCTTCCAGGGTGAGACCCAGATAACCACCTTTCTTGATGAACGTGGCAGTTTCCGTCAGATCGTCCCAGGTCAGCTCGGTGTAGGCTGCGCCTTCTGCAACGGTGGGCAGCTCGCCCACCCCGCCCAAGGTTACCCAACGGACGGTCTGCAGGCTATCGAAGTCTTCGGCAATGATGATCGGCTCCCACCAGCGCGGGTAAAGCTGAAACTCATTCATCACGCGCTTGTTGAGAGCATTGGCGACCATGCCGGCCATAGTGGAGCTGTTGACGTTGGCGAACTGCACCCGGTCGGCTTTGAACATGCCTTCCATTTCGAAATCGCCAGACAGAAGCAAGTACAGCTCACGCACCCCAGACAGTGGCCGGATGTTCTTTTCCGGCCGCGTGCCGGCGATCAGGGCATCCAGCGCCAGACCCAGCTGCTCGAAGCCAGTCAATCCCATGCTGATCTGCGGCGACCGCGGAGCGGGACCGCCCAAATTGATGACCTGATCTTCGCTGAGGCGGGCAAGATAAGCGCGCTCGGTTTCAATGGCCTGGTTGACTTCTTCCGGGCTGCTGTAGGTGCGGCTGCCCAGCCGCGAGCGGCTGGGGGCTGGCAGTCCGGAGTTGGCGATCATGACCCCGGCGCTGGCGGTGGCCATTGTGCGCAGCCAGTCGTTGATCATGTCGTTAGGGTTTGCCGCAGGCGGATTGAATGATTGGGCTTCCTGCGGTTGTACAGGTGTTTCAGGCATAGTGCCTCCTTGTGGGTTGGCATTCAGCGCCGCAGCGCTGAGCGCTTGTAGAATTCTCCCGTCTGCGGCGGGCTCAAAAACAAGGTCAACGGATTCAACGTGACGAATGTCAACGATCTTGCGTAGTACGTTGTCTTCGTCCTTCTACCAGACCGGCCAGAAGACCATCGAGAGTCCAACATCTGGGGCTGAGCTGCCCTCGGCAAGGATCTCGTCCAGCAGAGTGGCAATCGGGCTGGCTTCTGAGTAGAGTTTGATGGTGCCAAGGATGGACTTCTCGGCGGGGTCATAGTCAATGTCAGCGGTCACGCCTGCCAGGTTGCGCAGGCTGGGATGTTGGAAAAAGTCGGCGTGGTCCACAAACACAGCTTTCCCTTCGAAGAGACCACTGGTAAAGGCGCTGACCAGGGCGTTCTCAGTCATTTCGATGTTGCTCTGGCGGTTACCCATCGAACGGACCCTCCCGGCTTTGACGAACCTGGCGCGGTAGGAGCGCCGCCTGCTGATGGAAGAGAGCTGCCCTAACTGCAATCGATAACGATCATTTGGGGATAAGTTTTGGTCCATAGGCCTCCTGTTTTGTTATTCTCCAGTCCCAACCCATGGTTGGGGGTTGGGGTTGGCGGCAATCTCTTCGAGGATTGCCGAAAGGGTTTCTTCTGCCTGCGGCTCGCCGGCGAACTTGGTAATCAGGTCTAGCGCCAGGCGCTGCAAGGTGGGCGAGCTGCCGGGCAGCATGGCAACCAGGCTGGACATGGCGGTGCTGATCTGCTGAGCAGCGCGGGCGAGCTGCTCATTATCGGAGCGGCTCACATCCGGAGCGGCGACGTTGAACAAAATAGCGTAATCGGCCTCGGCGAGCTGGCGGGTGGCTGGCGCCATGCCAGCTTCCGCCTGGCGTTTGTAGGCATGATAGAGAATATCCTGGACCAAGTAGAGAAAATACTTTTGCCGGCGGACCAGGTGGCGCTCGGTGGGGCTTTGCATGGCGGTGGCGGTGGCTAGATTGGCGTCGCTGCTCTCCCCCCTCCAATGCGGAGGGTATCCGCTGCCGGCGTCGATCATGTTGCGCACGGCGCGCAGGTCATGTTGGGCGTCACTGGCGTTTAGATTGGGTGCAACCGCTTCCCACTTCTCCGATTCATCCTTGACAACAATGCTGCCGGATTCGGGCGGCGTGCGGTACTGTTCGGCTTTGGGGGCTACCATGTTGGTGGGTACGGTGACAATCCAGAGAAATGCCCGGATTGCCCAATGCAGCCTGACCCGGTCTTCGAGCATGCGTGAGTAGCGCTGCAACCAGGGGAGCATGGTAGCCAGGTCCGACTCACCCAGCAATGCACCGATCGGTCGATTGACTGAGTAATGCAGCATGATGGCATCCTGCTCGGCTGCAGCGGGGTGAGCTGGGGAGTACCAGGGTCGCGGCTCGGCGGTTTCCTGGATTTCGTAGTAGATCAGCTCCGTTTCCCAATCGTTCTCTGCGCTGTCGATCTTGATAATGCGGTCTTTGGTGATAAAGCGGATATAGCTCATGCCATCTTGGGGATTACGGAATAAGAGCACGAATAGATCGCCGGCTCGAGCCAGCTCATCGGACATGGCTGCCAGGCGGAGATCCATCAGGTTCTTCGGATGATTCCAGAATGCCAGGATAAAGCGGTTTAGATCGCGGCGGGGGCTATTGATTACGATCCGGTCGCCCAGAATATAGTTGGTGGTGGTTGAGATGATGCGCCAGGCAATGGGATTCTTGCGATAGGCGACCAGCGCATCTTCGTAGAGGGATTGTATTTCGCTGTAATCGCGCTCGTGTGGGCGGCTGGTGTGTGAAACCCAACCGCTGCTGTCGTCCACCTGGGCGGAAACAGATGCAAACCCCGCGAGTACATGCGGGGCAAGTTGAGAATTATGCCGAAGTTCGGCAATTGCGGGGTTTATGAAGGCTGTGATTCGATCTCGCAGGCTCGGTTTATGCTTCATACAGGCTCCTTCTCCTCAAGAGCAGTCGGAGCGCCAAAGAACGGCGTCCGCTGGATATATATGACCGCGGTCATCTTCGGCGAGCAGAATACCGGCACCCTCCAGGGTGACCAGGCGGGAATAGACGATGTAGTATGGCACGCGCAATAGGCGGGCGAGCTCGGATATCCTGCAGCCCGGATGCAAGCGGATCAGGCAGTACAGGCACAAGGCAGGGGGGTACTTGGTGCATCGACGTGGCACTAAAAAGCCTCCCGCATCTCTTCAAACAGATCCTGCCCCGTTCGCACCTGCGAACGGGCTAAACCCCACTCGCAGGCATCCAACACAGCACACAGAGCGGCGCTGATAAGCAGGTCGTCGTGGACAGCTCGCCGGTGACAGCGTCCCGCGTGCCGTCCGGCACGCCCCAACGCATGATCTTTCCGGGTCCTTCCAGGATCGACATCTGGCAGTTGTTGACCTGCTGCCAGAATGCCTGCTGCTGGTTGGCACCGGATTTGCAGATGGCGCTGGCAAGCAGGGGGTCAATGTCGATGTATTCCTTGTATCTGCCGGTTTCGACCACGGCCAGGAAAGACCAGCCAAGATCGCTCTTGGATTTCTGCGTAAACACGAAGGGGATAACGCGACCGGGGAGCGCCTTTTCCAGAAATGACGATAAGCCGGCGCCCACCCCGGTTGCGTCCACCACTAAATAGCGAGCCTGCCAGTGCTCGGCCAGAGCTTTGATTTGACCATACAGGGTAGTATGCTTGATGCCGGTCCACTCCTGGCGGCAAACCACCCGGTAGGTGGGGGCTTTGATCAGCTCGTCGGCCAGGCTGGTCAGGTCCACTTCAACAACGGTCAAGGCGGTGCTATCCCTACCGGGCGAGCGCAGCTCGCCCTCTCCGTCGATTGCGCCCTCATCCTCGCCGGCAACGTCCAACAGTAGAGCATAGACTTTATCGGGCTGGGGATGGAACTGTGTACCGTGCTGCCCGTGCATCAGCGCCTGGCGTTGAGCTGGGAACATCCCGCCCTGTCTGTCGATCTCTTCGCTAAAGAATTGAGTACGAACCATGGGATTATTGCGCCCCAGGCGGGCGATCTGCCCATCCACGAATTTGCCATAGTCGGGTACTTCTTTGCGCACATCGTCGGCGGTGAGCACGAAAGCCCGCCGGCGACCGTCCAGCAGCTCGGCTTCCCG